ATGACGACATATACCGGCGCGCCCTTCTTGATGGCACTAGCATCAGTCCCTACGCTCACGGTCATGTAGCCACGCTTCATGGCATCGCCTGGGAAATTCTTACCGGTACCAACTTGGCGTACCATGTCGGGTTGAGATGTGGTTGGGTATGGGCGAACGTAGATCCCTTTCACTTTGTCGGCGGTGTCACCGTCTGCCAACGGCACGAAATAGCCATCGGCATCGTATTTGCCTGCCAGTCCATAAGCTGGGAAGGCATTAGATGATCTCAGGATCACCGGTTCAACGGTCAGATCCTGCGGGCGTGAGATAGCCCCGGCAATGCCCACAGGCATCCGGTACAAATATGCAGTCATCGTTTTATCCTTTGCTGTTAGACCAGAAGTCGGCGTTCTGCTTGTTCAGTGTGGCGATATTCGGCGTCCCCATATTCAGACGCTGCGCATCACCGGTAGCGGCGCGAGTATTGCGGCCTTTTGCAATTTCGGAAACCGCGTTGAAAGCCATATCTACCGATTGTTTCGGCAATTTGCGGATATCAGCATCCCCTACAACCTGGCGAACCAGAGTCTTATCAGCGGCAGCCAATACATCGCGTTTGAACGCAGTCGGTTTCATTTTGCGGCTAAGATCGATACCGGGGACGATAACTTCGGCACGGTATGCAGAGTCGCCAGTAATGGTGGTTTCCTCTTCATCATCTTCACCGTCACCAGTCGATTTTTTATCCTTATCAGGGTTATCAGCATCATCGCCAGTTGCCTGCCCCTCAAGTTTCGCCAAAATGGCTTTAAGCAGGGTTTTCAGGTCGTCTTCACCATCTCCGGTTGCCTTTCCGCCCATCTCCGGTTCCTTATCCGGTAGTGGTTGTTGAGGTGAAAGGTTAATGTTGAGATTTACGCCACTCGGCAAATCACCCTCATCCCCCGTCACCGAGGAAGGAGCCGATTCCATCAGTTCACTTACCGTATCGGCGTCACCGGTTCGTACTGCGGTGCGCATACGCTGCCACCAGCTTTTCTTTTGAGTTGCCATTGTGTCTCTGTCTCCAATTGCACAACGATTTCCGGCTCTGCCTTTAGGGACTAGAGCCACATGGTTACCAGTGATATCCACCTGGTCAGCTTTACCAGGTGCCGTTTGTTCATATTCCGCGTCATAGCCGCACGAAACTTGCCGCAGGCCATCCTCGATCAGTTGAATTGCGTACTCATCTTTAACGATGAGGTCAGCCAACATCAGATCGGATTGGTCACCGGTGCCACGCCGGATATTTTGCAGGTGGCCAACCGACAGCTCTTTCCAGTTCTGCGGATTAACCAGACGGACATTGCCTTCTTCATCTTCCGGATGGAGCACCGTGATGCTCATCCCCTCGAACGAAGCCATCGTTGCCGGATGGAATACCTGTTCAAGTGATCGTGTGACGATGATTTCGCCCACTGCATTAGGTTTCAGCTTGGGCAGGTCTGCCGCGGCATAAACCTGCGTACCTGTTCGAGCCACAGGCACGTCTTTGCACAACAGAGATCCATCAGCCAGGCGGTAGCGCGTCTCGCCCAGCCGGGTTTCGAAGAAATATTTCATGGGTTACCTGCGGATTTCAGGAAGGGCAGTCAGGGGCGTTTGAAGATGATCTCTTTGTAGCACCGGCAGTACGGCAGCTCTCCGGCATGGCCAGTCATTTTGTCCAGGGTGGGCGGACGCCCCCACTCAACAAACTTGCCTTCCATCTCTGCGTGGGAATCACGCACATCACCATCATCGGACGTACGCCAAATATAGCCTGGGGAACCAACCGCTATGCCACGCGCCTGATCCAGTGCTCCATTAGCGCGGCCCAGTTCGGTGCGTGCTATCAGATTTGCCCTAGACATGGCTACATCGCCAGAAGCAGCTATTTCTTTCGCGAAAGACTCAGCGCGGCCGCCAGAAACAACGGCTTCAATAGCCTTGTTTTGAATGTCGTAAACCCGGTCAGCTGCTTCTAAAGGCAGAGATTTGATGTATTTCATCTGCTCAGCAAGAATGGACCGCGTAACCTGCCCGATCGGTGTGTTATCGACAATATTCCGCAGTTCCGAACCGATAGCCTTGCTATGTTGCCGCCACTGAATTTCATTCTGCCGCGACACGTCAAGGGTAAATCGTTCAGCTACCCCTTGAGCCCAAGGCGTGATGATTTCGCTGTAGCGTTCCAGTGCCGCCATGATCTCGGTGACACTATCGTTTGAACCATCGTAACGGCCACTTACGATCTGCCCTACCGCCTGCGCTATCTGCCGTAGGCTCGTTCGATAGCGGGTTTCCGCCTGTCGGCTCCGGCGGTTTGTTTTCAAGTTCGCCGAGACTTGGCGGCGGGACGTCTTCCGCATTCTCGATATCCTCATCTGTGATAGACGCACCAATACCCGTTACGTCTGAATTTTCGCGCAGGTCCGTCATTGCCGCTTTTTGCGACATCAATCCGTCGCCTAGCGCAGTGCTGATGGCGTTTGTCAGGTTTACCGCGACCGTTGATCGGTCAACGTCAGACATTTGCCATAGCGGGTTAAACTCGAAGGTGAAATCCACAGGCAGCGGTTTACCCAACTCAGAACGATGCATGATGTCGAGTATTTTGCGCATAGGTAAACGTAAGCGCCTTTCTTGCAAAGAGCCGACGCTATCGTAGTAGTTGGCTAGGTCAGCATCCCCGGTAGAGAACCCTTTCGGTGATTGACCGAAGAAGCGCACCAACGGGGTGTCTACTGCCCCGGCAATCTGCTCACCAAAAGCGCCAAGAAGGCTATCCAGTCCACTAAAGCTGTATTGGTGGGTTTCGAACTTGTCTTTCGTATCCATCAGCGTCATGCCTTCGTTACTCTGAAACTGACGAATAAGATCGATATTTTTCAGTAATGCCTCATAAGCAGGCCCACCCATGACAATAAGCTCTCGCAATTTATCAACGCTGTAGGTGCGCAGGTGCGCCTTGTAAACCAGCTGCGCTGCGCCGACAGTCGCGCTGTCAAATGCCGTCAGCCGATCCCAGATTCGCTCAACAACCGACATACCCCATTCGTTCTCAGTCATTTTCTGCTGGAATGGCAAAGTAACACCGTCGAAGCGGATTAGTCGGGTGTGGTGGATGCGCCATGCTGGAATACCAGTTGCCGTGGCCACCACGTCATAGAACTCCGGCTTCCCAAGATCTGGGCCCATTTCTTTAATGCGGCGGGTTAGCACCGGATTAATCATCCAGCGATCAAGTGGCAGGATGCCTTTAAACTTGCCCTCGCCAATGGTTTCTAACCGCAGCGGGGTAAAGGGTGCCTGCCCCTCGATCATGATGAAGCCGACTGCGCCACCATAGAGGCGGGCCCATTTAATGACGTCGTTCAGCGCATCCCAAATCTGCATTTCGTCGAGTTGAGACTCGATAACCCCCCGATCCTTTGCATCAATTTCTGATGTAATACGGATGCCTTTTCGCGTCATATCGTCAGCCATTGCATCCACGGCTTTACCGATAATCCACGATGAACGATATGACCACTCGACCAGCATGCGGTTGCGGCTGGTGAAATTCGCCCGATACGTCGATGCAGAATGCTGGTTAGCTGTCTGCATCCCTACCCTTGCGACAAAGTTCTCGTAGCCATCGGCAGTGGCCTGCGCCGTTCGTTTCGTGGCTGTTTTGTTTCGTGCCATCAGGCCTGTCTCCCTAGCAGCTCCCAGATATTCAGGGCTGAATTCATTGGCGCATAACTGATCATCACCGCGTCTGCCAGGTTCGGTGACTTGGTGCCATCAGGCTGTTTGTCCACAACGATTTTCCCCACCCCATTAATGGAGTAGGTAGGCTGTGAAAGTTCTATGATGAGTTTGTCTTTGCTCCCCATGGTGCTGCTTATGGAGATGATTTCATCGGGGTTATAGGCCATGCCCTCAACCACCGCGCGATAGGTGTTTTGAAAAAGCTTGCGTAAGCGCCACCAGCTCTGAGCTTTGGCGTTAGAAAAGAAATCCTTATTCAGTCGTGCCGCTTGGCCGTTATCGCCTCGCACCGCTTCATCGTCAGGATCGAACACCGCC